AAGGGTTTATTAACTGTCTGTAAATATGAATTAAATTTAGGCAACCCCCCCCCCCCCCCCCGAGTGTGCGCAGGCGCACATGTACCGCGTTATGCACAGTACCCAATAGCTCACCATCTCGCATCTTGCCGAGCAAGCCGGGATTGTGACGGCTGTCACGCTTGTTGATTCGGAGCAGTTTCCACAGTTGACACATAGGACCTATGTGCTAATGTCGGTGAGTACCAAGTTCCGCCGCCTCGCAGATTCAAGCGTGGGTTCGCAAGGACGAGACGCCCGGCTGTGCGCAGTGCCAATAAGTCGGTCAAGTAACCGGGCAGGGCGGCGGAAAAGAAAGAAGGGGCATGAACGTCACAATCGACATCGGCCAGCCGTACAGCGTGGAAGTGCTGGAGAAATACGCGGGCACCGAGCATGAGAGGGAGGCCGTTGGCATGGTCCTGCGCCGCGCCTCAGACCATCTCTATCACCACATCACGCCTGACGCGCCGGTAGATGACTTCGCGGCGGTTGACCTGCTCGACGATCTGCGCGCCGAACTGGGGGTACTGTGATGCCGAAGAGGATCCAGCGCAAGCGCACGAAGGGCTGGAGGATGCCAGAGGGCGCAATGAGTGTCACGCGACCCGGCAGGTTCGGCAATCCCTTCACCGTCAAACAGTGCCACGAAGCGGGCTACGCGACCAAGGTGAACGCGGCGCGGATATGCGTCGAGGCTTATCGGGCGTGGATGCTGGGTGAAAAGCACTGGGCACACGCAATTCCAATGCCCGCGCCGCCCGACGTGTCCTCGCTTCGCGGCAAAGACTTGGCCTGCTGGTGCAAGCCGGGCGACCCCTGTCATGCAGATGTGCTGTTGGAAATCGCTAACGCGGAGGCCCGCTGATGCCCAGAGGCAAAGCACTCAACCCCTGCGCGGGTTCCTGCCTGACGGTCGAGGTTGACGACTTCGACTCCATCGACGACAGCGACGGCCGGCTGATGGTCACATGCCCGGTTTGCAGCCGCGCCCTGTATCCGCGCAGCCAGAGTTCTACGAACGGCCTGGACGGCGTTCACTTCTTTTCTGTGCTGCCACGCCACAACGTCAACCCGCAAGCCCAGGTGAACGCATGAGCCTTATCGGCAACGATTTCAAACTGGTAGTTGCGCCTTTCGCCTTCAACTGCGGCGAGTGTGGCAACCATATCCCGGCCGGCGGAAGGTGTCTAGAGTCGGTACGGTTCGGCAAGGTCCAAAAGCGCGTCTGCTCGGAAGATTGCCGTGTGTCCTTCGATGATCGCTACTGGCAGGAAAGAGCAGACCAACGGAAAGCAGGGGAGGCGGCATGAATCTTACTCAACTAAACCAACGGCTCGACCAGATTCAGAGCGAGATTATTCGCAGGAATGGCCGCGTGACCCAACTGCTGAATGAAGTGGGGGAAATCCGGCTCCGCGTGGCGGCTTTCATCGGTGCGCCTCCGTCTCCCGAGGCGTCTCCAGTTGAGATCGTTCCCCTTGAGACCTTGGAGCGGGCCGCGATTCTCAACGCTGTGAATCGCTGCCGCAACAAAAACGCCGCTGCGAAGGCGCTGGGCATCGGGAAGACAAGCCTTTATCGCAAGTTGGAGCAGTACGCGAGAGAGGGGGCGCTGTGAGCCTACAGAATGCAGTTCAGCAGCGCCGCCCCGATCCTGAGCCTCTCGACTGGAAGGAATACTGCGAGGGCCACGACGCGCCTTATATGCACATCCTCGGCGAGCGGCCAAACCAGAGCCGCCGCCGTCTCAACTGGTTCAACTGGTTCGCGGCTCTCACTGCGATTCTGGCTCTTGTTGAGCTTCTGTGGGAGGCTTACGGTTGACCACCGCTGATGCCCTCTATCTACCCCTCGCCATTGCCTACCTGTGCCAGGATTGCCGAAACATCGGCAACAACCCGCACGCCTGCCCTGCCTGCGCGTCCGAGGCGCTTCTATCGCTTGCGCGGGTTATCGACCGCGACGATCAACCCGGTAATGGAGGAAAAAACAATGATGGATTCGATTTGGACAATAGCCCGCGTGACCGTGCTTGCACTGGCGCTGCTCGTTGCGCTGATAGTAGTCGCCTAGAAACACGTTCAAGCTATCATGGAGGCAATGTGAAAACCATCATCCTCTGCGCGCTGATGCTCTGCGCCGCGCCCCTGTCCGGTCAGGCCCTGCCGGATGCGCCCAAGCCGCATCTTGACCGCCTGGAATGGTCCCTGCTGGCCACCGACGCCGCGGTGCGTGGCTTGGATGTCTACTCGACGCATTGGGCAATGCAAGCGGGCAACAAAGAGCGGGTGCTCCCCAGCTTCATCGCCAACCATCCGCCAGTCATGGCCCTCTATTCGAGCGGCATGGTGTTCGCGCAATACTGGATCGCCCGGAAGTTGGTCGCCCACCATCACCGCAAGCTGGCTTACCTGGTGACGACGGCAGACGTGGCCATCACCGCCCCGAGCGCGATTCACAACCTCTTTCTGCCCGTCTGTGTGGCGCCGAACGTGTACCTCTCGACCGGCTGCCAGGCTCCCGTCTCCGGCGTCATCTACAAGTGATTGCCGCCCTGCGGTATGCTGAAAAGTCGCAAGGTGCGCACTTGGAGGCAGGACGTGGGAAAGAAGAAAGAGGAGTTCGTGTGGGATTTTAGCGAGGTTCCAGACGCGGCAATCATCGCGGAAGCCGGGCGTCGTCGTCAGAAGCTGGGACACAAGCCGAAGACCCCGACGCCCTGCAAGCACTGCGGGAAGATATTCGGGGCGGCTGAGGTCAGGAAGCATTGGCCGGTGTGCCCGAAGAAACCAATTCGTGGGAAGGCAAAGAAGAATGGTGGGGCCTGAGCCTCACCCTATTTTGCGGCTGTGCGGATTCCGCTCACCGCTTTCCTTCGCGTCAACCTGCCCGCGAATCCTACTCAGCCAGCCGCCAATTCAAGCGGCTTCTGGCAAGATCAACATCCCCGATTCAATCAGCTTTGCCGTCAAGCGGTCCATAGCCGCCGGGAATTTGTATGCGATCGCGCGGACGCTCATCCCGAGCAACTGCGCCGCCTCCGAGTGCGTGTACTCCTGAAGGACGATCCTCTCCAGCATGTCCCGGTCCAGCGAAGGCAGAGCCTTGATGCACTTTTCCATGTCGTAGACGAAGATGATGGCGTCCTCGAAGGTGCGGATCGGCCGGCTGGAAACCCAGCCACGGCCCACCGGGTCACTGAGGCCTGAGCCGACGCGCGCCGTCTGCATGGAGCAGTAGAGGTAACGCCTCAGCAAGCCGTGCGTGTGCTGGCGAAAGAAGTAGGTCTCTGTAGCCGAGAATTCAGGCAGCGGCTTGGGCTTTGGTTTGGCAACCCGAGGGGCTTCCCGCTTGATCGTCTTCCGGTCGCTCCACTTGACGTAGTTTTTGCTCGTCATTGCGCGCCCCCGGTTTCATCGGCAACCGCGTAGACCTGGATGAGTTGCCCGCCCCGGTGCGATGGACGGCGCCCGCGGCGAACTCGGCTCTCCGGTGTAGGGAAGCTGGCCAGCTTGAGTTCGCAGGGTGCGCAGTACGCGCCGGAATTACCTTCTGGACGGCACCAGATACAGCCGCAAGCCTCGCAGATTTTCAGCTTCATCACTTGGTCCATGGTGCGCCCCCGTTCAAAGTCAGTCGCCAATTGCCCCGATGCAGTTCGCACCGTCGTACTGGAAGATTGCAAGATAGCTGCCCATCGCCCAACTGGGGATGGTCAGCGTGGTTCCCGACATGACGATCCGGCCAGGCGCGAACTGCCAGTTGCAGCCGGTGCCGAAGGTGACCATCTGAGCCGTCGATGAGATGGGCGCGGTGGTATGCAGCGGGTTGATGAGCACCGCAAAGTAGGTGCCAGCCGTGAGCCCGATGACATTGATGGTGCGCGCCGTGATGCCGTCGGCCGTCGCGTAGCAAAGAGGCAGGATGCCATCGCTTCCGCAGTTGTTCGAAGGCCCGGCGGGAGTGTAGAGCGGCAAGGTGAACGCGCTCATCGGTGCGCCGGCGGCGTTGAACGTGACCACGGGGGAATCAACAGCCGTCGAAGTCGACACTGGGCCGTTGGTGGCGATGAGCATGTTCCACATGGTCATCAGATCGGGAGGCCCGTAGAGCGCGGTAGGCGCGCTAAAGGTGGGAACGTAGGCGTCGAAGTGGCAACCGTCGGCTTGACACCAGTCCGAGGTTCCTTGGGGCGTTCCGTGTGGCTGCAAGCAGGCATAGCCGCCGGGTGCGAGAAGGCGGTCTCCGGTGCCGGTTTCCTTGGCTACCACGGAAAAGCAGATGTTCGGTGGATTGGTCAGGCTCACATCGGGCAATGCGATGGTGAACGCGCCATTCTTGATTGGCACGGTAATCGGCACGTCCGACGTTTGGCCCGGTACGCCTCCGCAAGCACTCAGGAAGCTGATCGGCACTCCCGCCGCGCTGACAGGGGCAAAGCTGATGGTTCCGCTGGCTTCGAGTACTCCGGATGAATTCTTGATGCCCGCGGCGAAGACTTGAACGCAGCCGGCCGGAACCTGCGCGAACACTGCGACCGGAAACAGGAGCGCCGCGAGGGCAAGGATAATCAGGATTGGCGCTGTGCGTTTCATCGGTCTCCTTAGAGAATGTGCGGGGGTTGGCGGGGCCGGTTAAAGCCCCGCCGTTGGATCAGGCTGCTGCGGGAAGGTTGTTGAGGATCGCCACGATGCCGTTCACGATGGCCTCTTTGCCGGTGGGGTTGATCGTCACACCGCGAGACTTCTCGTAGTCATTGAAGATGCTCTCGGAGGTCTGAATGACCAGCGCGAGCTTCTGTGCGCCCGTTCCGCTCTGCGCGCCGGCAGATGTCGCCAGGGCTTCAACCTTGGCAACCTCGACCATGACTCCGTTGATGAGCGGCGCTGCAGCCGGGAAGAAGGTCTCAGCCAGCGGAACCGCCACTGTCTCGATTTCCTTGACGATTGGGCTTGTGAAGAATGCCTTCAGGCCCTTGCCGATGTTGCTCAATACGCTCGTGAAACTTGCCATGGTGGGTGCCTCCTTTGGCACCGGGTTACTGGGTTGAGTCGGGAAATCGGGCGTCTTTGCTGGAGTGACCGGCGAAGGCACCGAGGGCGCCACTGACGAGGTTGCTGGAGACTGCGAGGACTGCGGTCCCGATAGAAATCGGGTCAGGGTGGAAAAGAACTGCAAGCGCAAGGATCACCCCCAAGATTGCGAGTAGAACGGCCCAAAAGGGCTGTGGCCAGGTCATGCCGATACCCCTTCCTGATAACGCGCTATGCCGTCCACGAAGTGGGCGGTCAGAACCTGTTGACGCATGGCCGGGGCAACGGAGAAATGCACCCAGGCCCCCTCTTGAATCACCTGGTCGAACTGGATCATCGGGTAGGAGACGATCTTCTTGACGATGTCCAGCGGTGAGCCGAATTGCGGGCAAACGAAGTCAGCCGCAAAGCCGGTGACGTGTGCCGAGTCAGGGACGCCGCGCACGATGCGGTTGAGGTCCGGACAGCGATAGCCTGAGTCGATGTGCAGAGGAGAGCCTAGAATCGCTCTCACTTTCTCAAGGCTGGCGGCCAGCGTGGCCAGATGCTCGACGACTTCAGCCGGCGCGGTGTTGTCGATGCCATGGGCAACAGCCGTCGAGCTAAAGGTCAACTCTTCGAGGCTGAGATGTGGCGAAAGCAGATGCATGGTTCTTCCTAACTTGCGTGCTGGCTATGGTTGATCCGGCACGCGGTTTCGATGGTGGCCAGGCGTTCGCCGTGCGCGTTGATCTCGGTCCACAAATCCGAGCGGCTTTTCTGCAGATCAAGGACACCCTTCTCGACAGCGCCGGTTCGCGCCTCGATGGACCCCTTGAAGATGCCCCAGTAGAGCGCCTGCCCGATAAGGCCGGATAAGATGCCAACCACCCCTGTAAGCGCGACGATCCATGCGGTTGATTCTGCGGTCACTTGTCCGGCTCCTTCGGTTATTCTCGGTCAGAAGTTGGTGGTTTTTCGGGCCTCAACGGGCGCGAAATGACAAAATCACGCCATCTAGTAGATTTGCTGGCATGTGACGCGAGACTCCATTTTGACGGTGAACGGGTAGCTGTTATTGCAGTTTGCATAAATCGCTATCGTGTGCGCCCCCGTGCTCAATCCTGCGATGGTGGCCGAAATTGGAAAGACGTACCAAGTGCTGAGGGTCGGGAATCGCGGAACGCAGGGATACGAATTTGCGAAAACCCCATCGACGTAAAAGTAAAAATTTACGGGGCTGTTGGTCGTACCGGAGGTCTGCTCTGCGGTGAGCGCTCCGAAAAAGTTGAACACGTCGTTTGCCGAATGCACGGTTACCGGCCAACTCCATCCGGGAATCACTATCGTTGAAGCGCTTACGGCGGTGTCCGCTGAAGGCTGCTTAAACGCCGTTGTCACGCGATTGGCTGTGCTTAGCTGCGTTCCATCAGGAAAGAGCACCATGGAGGCGCTGAGAGTGCCTGTGGCGATGTTGCTGGCGTTGAGGTTGATCACACTGATCGTGGCGGCATCGAGGGTACCAAATAGGCCTTTGGCCGAGATGAGAATATCGACCCATGCCGTTCCCGCCGCGTTGACCTGCACGGTTCTGAAGTCGCTGGTGATGGCATAATAACCAGCCGGATAGCTGCTCGACGGAAGCGCAGGCTTCGAGGCGTAAGCCCACGAGACGATATGCGGCTGCGCTGACGCAGATGACACTATCGCCTGCGTAGCTGAAATTGCAGCCTGTAGGGTCGTGCGCTGTGTGGCGATAGCTGCCCAATCGCCTGAAAGCGCGGTCTGAATGCCAGCCCAGGGCCCGCTGGTGGTTCCATCAGGCCAGATGGTTGCCCAGTTCGACGGCGCGCCGGCGTTGACAAGCGTGGCGTTGATCGCCGCCACGGAAGAGTCGTAAGCTGCGCTGGACACGGTCCATGTGGCTGCTAGTGAGTCGAGGCTCGTCTTCATGGCGAGCTCTCCCGCGTACTGCTGCATGAGCGCGGCCTTGTAGCTGTTCGTGAGGTAGTTGACGTTGGTGCTGTTGCTGCCGGGGTCAATCGTGCTGGTGACTGGCACCAGGCTTATCGAACTTCCGGTCTCTGTCCATGCTGAATCAGGCATAGATGGCCCTCACTGCCGCGTTCACGGTGCCCATGGTGACGGTTGGCGTCACAGGGATGGTGACCGAGAGAGTCGTCGGCCCAACCGTGACGATGTCGAAGAGGTAGTTTGCCGCTACCGTCGGATCACTGCCGGTGAAGGCTACAACCTGAAAGCCGCCGCTCGGAGTCGGGAAGTTCCCCGGCCAGGTCCAGGCGATGCTGAGCCAGACCTTGGCGGTCGTAGTTGCGCCGCCGCTGGCTGTGACCGTGATTCCATCGCTTGCCGACGCGCTTGCTCCGCTGCCACTGCCGTTGGTTGCGCTCTGGGTCACCGTGACAATCGGCGGGGCTGGGAACATGGTGCCGACGGGCGTGTAGCTGTAGGCTGTGCAGGCGCTGAGGCTCTGCAACCCCGAGCCCATGGCGTTGAAACTCTGTAGCTTGACGTAGATCGTCTGGCCGATCAGCGCAGACTCATACGGAAGCTTGAAGACCGCATCATCCAAGAACATGAAGCTGTTACCGGACGTGTGAGCGGCAATCGTCGAGCCGTAGCCGCCGCGCCGCAAGCTGGTGAGGTTGTAGGCGTTCGCGCCGGTCAGCGTGGCCGTGAGGTACGAGACGATCTCCGAGCCAATCAGGCAAGCCGTTGCGAAGGAATCGCGCCCGTTGGCGCTGGTGCTGTTCAGCGTCCCGAGGCTGGCAGCCAGGTTCACGGCCAGCGTGTCCGTCGTGTCCGGGTCGGCCGTCAGGGGAAGCGTTGCCGTGAGAGCGCCGATGCGCGCCGATGCGTTGATGGTGCCAACCGGTGCCACGCCGTAGCTGTTTCCGCCGTCAAGGCTCACCCAGACGTTGCAGCCGCCCCAGAGCGTCGGGGTTCCGCATGCGCCGATCCAGATTTCAGGCCCTCCCGATTCGGTCATGAGTGTGGGAGGCTCGAAGACGACAGCGCCTGAGACTGTCGGGGCCGGGCTTGTCGCTGGGGAGTTGCCACCATTGTTCTGAGTTGTGTAGAGCGCGGACGTTCCGATGCCTAAAGGCCACTCCTCAGCCGTGATGGTCAAGCCTTCCTCTTCGCTCACCTCGTCTGGCATGTCGATGCTGACAATGCGGACGATCTTTTTCAGCAGCCCGCTAATGTAATCGGTCAGCGTCACGAGGTCCATCGGTTCGAGGAGGATGTACCGCCAGCCGATCTTGACCGTGTAGGTGTTGCGGACGAAGACGTTCCGCTGTGCCTTGATGGCGCTGATTTGCTTCGCGTGAGCGGCCCGCGTGATGAGGTGAAGAGTGAGCGGCGAATCCTGTTTCAGGCCGTTCAGGGACACGTCCGAAGGCTCGGGAGTGTCAACGATGCTCACGTTGTAGCTGTTGGTGCGGTCCCAGAACTCAACCGGAACATCGTTTTTGATGTCCTGAGTGCTTGAGCGGTTGGGGATTATCGGGTCCGTCCCGGTGGGCGTTCCGTCCTTGCCGATCGCTCCAAGGAAATCGTCAAAGGTGAGGTCATAAAGCGGCGTGGTGTTCGGCGTGTACGTGACGCCGTTGGCCGTGATTGGCGTGTCGCCGTACGGCACGACGTTGAGCACCATCCCGGTCCCACCGCCCGAGAGTTGCTGGCAGGTCCAGACCAGTTCACTGTTCGTCGCGTCGAGGATCTGCTGAATGCAGGTTGCCGCATCGCTCTGGTCGGTCCAAGCCGGGCTGATGGCAAAGCCACAAGCGGTGCAGTAGGTTTGGAAGCTGGCCGCGCCGGTGACGAGATTGGCGATGCGAGAGGCGGCGAACCCGGCCCCGTAGTAGGGATTCGAGAGCGCGTCAACGATGACAGCCGACGGCTTGGCGTCATACGATCCCGGCCAGTTCGGATCCTGCTCAGTGCCGAGAAGCGCCTGAACCTCAAAGTTCCAGTTGGGTACTGTTCCGCCCGAACCGAGAGCGGCTTGAAGTACGCCGATATAAGCCGTTCCGCTGTAGCCGAGAGCGCGGCTGGGCCATTTGCTCGACCACGGCCCCCAGGGCGCTTGCGGCCTTGCGCCGGTCATGAGCGAGAGGCCGTAATAGCTGAGGGTGTAGCAGTCCTTGTCGCGCCAGACGCGCTGGACGCCAACGATGCCGGATTGACCGCCCTCACAGAGAGCGAGAATCAAGTCAGACCAGTAGTTGTATCCGGTCACGCCCCCGCCGCCGCCCTTGCCGCCCGAACTTGTCGCCTGAGAGGTAAAACCGGCATAGTCGATCATGTTCGAGGCAAGTAGTGTGCAGCCGTAGACGAGCGCCTTGGGCTTGCCGTACATCGATGTCGAGACCTGGACAGATGCCAGCTTGACCGGAGTTTGCGCGTTCGAGCCGCCGCCGCCGAAGAGACCGCCCAAGCTACACGCCCCTTTCTGCGAGGGGATATTCGCAATCGGGCGCGATGACGGTTTCGCTCGGTCCAACCTCGTCCAGGTTCATCGACCAGAGACAATGAGTCCTGACAGTGCAAGCTGCAACAGCTTTCTCCCGAGAACTGCAAACCGCTATTAGCCCCCAAACGCTTCCGTCTTCGGTTTTCACATCCGCAACGATCCACACTCGCGTCATTCGGCCCCGCCTTTCTTCGCCCAAGGCGACCAGATGCCGACGAACCGCTCGGCGAGGTCTTTGTTGGCTACGGCGTCGTCAAGGATCACCATTCCGGCCGGCTGGTAGCTGTGCAGGATGACCGGCCACTCGATCACGATTGCGCCGTGCGCCGGATTGCGCCCGAACTGGTACATGGCAATGTCGCCGGGCTGGGGTGGCGTGTCAGGCGCGATCTCGACCTTGGCCGCGAACTTCTCAACGATCTCCAGGTAGACCGGCTCGTCACGGTGCAGAAACCAGTCATGGACGTACTCGCCGGGGTCAACATGCGGAAGCACACCCGCGGCCTCATAGACAGCCGCAAGGATCATGCCGCAATCGACGCCAGCGCCCTTGACGCGGGCGTGGTGATGGTAGGGAGTGCCAAGCCATGACCGGGCCTCCTCGACGACATCCTCGCGTTGCAGCATCACTTCGAGCGCGGTCATAGGCTTGTACTCGTTGGGGGCACATAGGGAAAGCCCTGGTAGTTGTTCGAGTTCGAGTAACCGGCGCAAGCCGCTGCGGTGCGACCGCAACCGGGGTAGATGGTGAAGGTGTCGCCCGTTGCCGGGGTCTGAGGGAGTGGCACGGTCAAGACGGCCGTCCCGCCGGTGTAGGTGCTCACCGTGCGCCGTGAGCCGGATGCGGCCCCGGAGGTCATGACCAGCACACCGAGGGCGTAGTAGCCGTTTGCCTTCCCGCTGATGCCGGTGGCGATGGTCGTAGCCGTTGGGGTTCCTTGCGCGCTTCCGGCCGTCGCGAGGCTCGGCAGACTGATTCCGCAACCTGAGTCACCAAAGCAGTTCGCGCAGCCAGGCTGGAAGAGGATTCGGGGCATCTGGTACTGCAAAAGCTCGAGATCGCTCTTGACGTGCAAGACAACCTGAGTCGAGGACGGATCAACGCCCGCGCAGTTGCCTTCGAACAGAACCACCGAACCCATGGAGGTATCGCCGGGGTAGGCAGAGAAGACGCGCTCCACACGCACCCGCGCCGCGTCGAATGCGCCGTTGTGGGCTGCCAGGCTGATGTTCGTGCCCATGAGTTGAGCCGATCCTCCGGCCATCAGCGTCAGGTCCAGAGTGTCGACTTCGGTCCCTCTGGCGTTGCGGATGGCCCCGCGCTTCACGAGAGGCTGACCGCCCTGGTCGATGGATGAGGTAAACAGGAGGCTGTTCAGGGTCAGCGGAATGTCCGCGTTCGTCCAGCGGTAGATGCAGCCCGATTGAAGCGTGATCGTGTAGCAGTCAGCCATCGTAAAGACGGCGTTCGAGTTGAGATAGGCAATCAGGGCTGGGCTGGCGTATTTCATTTGAGCGTGATCACCTTCACCGTTCCGCCGTCCCAGGCCAGTTGCATGAAGCGCTTGAAGGTCATGGTGTCGTCGTCAAACCGGCAGATTCGGGCGAACTGGCCGGTCCAGGTGATCGGGAGGCCGTTGGCTGGCGCTGTCGTGAAGGTCACCGCGCCGGTTGTGGCGTTGTAGCTCACGCCGGAAGTCTGGAGGACGCCGTTGACGTAGATGGCCGCGGACTGGATGATTCCCGCCGAATAGCCCTCGTTATCGACAAGCTGGAAGACGGTCTGCGCGCCGGTGCCGGTGCCGAACGGGCAGGCTGTCGGGCTTCCGTTTACTGGGTCGATGAAATAGAAGCTGTCCCAAGCCCCGCGCATGGTGTTAAAGAAGCTGGCAAGCTGAAGGAGTTCGTCGGAGAGCGTCTTGGCGCTGAAGCCGGCCTGACGGACGAAGTTCAGCGTCCATTCGTAGGTCCAGCGCGGGACGGTCCAGAAGGTAGCCCGTTGCTCTTTACCGCTGGCGCTCGTCTGGATCATCGTCGAGAACTGCGATGTGCGGTCAACCTCGATGTCCAGGCCCTTCAACGTCGATGGGAAAAGCAAGC